CATTATTATGGCATGTGAAAACGGAGAGTGCGTTGTCTATGAAGAATACGACAAATCAAAATACATCAAACTCCTTGGAGAATACATTAGAAAGTTTGTTGGAGATAAACTGGAACTCTATGGAACCTAACAAAGAACTAGAAAAAGCTATTGCGAATAAATTTGTTACTCCTCAGAAGTTTGCGATGGATATTGAGAAAATTGTGGTTGATGAAGAACTCAATTATATTGATGCAATCATACACTATTGCGAAATAAACAATATTGAGGTAGAATCAGTAACGAAACTCATATCTAAACCTTTGAAAGAGAGATTAAAGTGGGATGCAATTCGTCTTAACTTTATGAAAAAGACTTCAAGGGCAAAATTACCTTTATAATGAAAAAATCAGAGTTGATACACTGGCGACTTCAAGCGATGCTTCGTGAACATTCTTTCAGTGATTTAAAATACTTAGGTGTCAGACCCGATAGTATCGGTATGCCACAACACTGGTATATGATAGGTGATAATGAGGTTCCTTGTGACTCAATTACAGAATTAGAAAGTGAAGATGTTGAAGAGGAAAGTGACACCGTTTGAAACATATCAAACTTATCTTTCTATGAAAAGTCATTTTACAAATCGTAAGTATGACTTCTTTAAATATGGTGGTAAATCCCGTGCCACAGTAACTGCTTTTAATCGAAGAAAAGACAAATACTGGTTTGAGAAAACTTCCCGTAAGTATTCTGATGGTCAGATTGTCGATTTTCTTCTTGCCAACTTTGTAACATCAACAAACCCAGAAAACTTATGGATTGGAGAAATTATAAATTCTGGCGAAAGAAATTACTCAGAGTGGATGAAAACACAACAGAGTTTAACTTACTTGTTCAAAGAACAATCAGAGAGATTGCTATCAGAGAACGAATTAGACGAAGTATTCAACTGCTCCAAGGGACACCCAAAAATACTCAAGAAACACTTGGGTGGAGAACTAAACTTAGAAGTCTTGGTAATTTACGAAAAAATCTTTTCTTTCGTAAAAAACTTTGACAAGAAACTTGACGACCCTGTATGGGAAACCGTAAAGATGAAAATTAACAAGTATAGTCCTTTCATAAATATTAATGTGTTTCAATACAAAAAATTAATTATGGAGGTTATTCGTAATGGCTCTTAGTAATGATGAAGTGCTTGGAAATCTTAAATCTCAACTCAAAGAAGTATCGGGTCAATTAAATCAATTAACTGAAACTCGTCTTAAACTTCTAGGAGCAATTGATGTCCTCGAACAAATCGAGGAAAGTAAAACGGAACCAGTACAACCCGAAGTTGTGGAGACTAAGAAGAAATGAGATTTTTTGATTCGGAAATAGTCCGAGAAGAATTATCTGAAATCAATCGACTACAAACTAGCATCTATGGTAAGATGTTTGGTTTTGGTTTTCTAAGTCCTACTGACCGAAAGGAACATGTAGATAAATTGCAAACTCTATTAGAGAAGCAAAAAACGATGTGGACTCGATTATCTTTATCAGATGATCCAGAAGCAAAAGAAATGAAAAATCAATTGCGAAAGTCCTTACAGGGTATGGGTTTCCCAGAGGGAACCGATATGCCATCTATTTTTAATGCAATGGATGAAACCATTGGCAAACTCAAAGAGAGTGTTGACTAATTAATCTATCTTTGTTATAATACAAACAATCCCCCGATCAAATTATCCGAGGTAATCCTATGTCTTTTAAAGACCTAAAAAAACAATCTAAGCTTGGCTCTTTGACTGCAAAGTTAGTTAAAGAAGTTGAGAAAATGAATAATAACGGTGCGTCTGGTGACGAACGCACATGGAAGTTAGATGTAGATAAAAGTGGTAATGGATATGCTGTTATCCGTTTCTTACCTGCACCCGAAGGTGAGGATCTACCCTTTGTAAAACTATACTCCCATGCCTTTCAAGGTCCTGGTGGTTGGTATATTGAAAACTCTCTGACATCACTTGGTCAGAAAGATCCTGTTTCTGAGTATAACACCCAACTCTGGAACAATGGCACAGATGCAGGAAAAGAAACAGCACGGAAGCAAAAACGTAAACTCACTTACATGAGTAACATTTACGTTGTGAAAGATCCAGCAAATCCAGAAAACGAGGGCAAAGTGTTCTTGTTCAAGTATGGTAAAAAAATATTTGACAAACTCACTGCAGCGATGCAACCTGAGTTTGAGGATGAGGAAGCAATTGATCCATTTGATTTCTGGCAAGGTGCAAACTTCAAGTTGAAGGCAAAGAACGTAGCAGGATACAGAAACTATGATAGTTCTGAGTTCGCTGCAGTAAGTCCACTACTTGATGATGACGATGCTCTCGAAGCATTATGGAAGAAACAATTCTCACTCGCAGAGATTGTTGCACCCGAACAGTTCAAAACATATGAAGAACTGAAGAAAAGATTAGAGTACGTTCTTGGAAGCAAGAGACCTGCTCAAGATCCAGAAGTCTTCGATGAAGATGATGATCGTGGTGAAGCAGAAGAGTTAGTGACTGCTGCTGTATCCGCAACTCCAACTACCTCAACGGTAGACAAAGACGAGGATGATGCATTATCCTACTTTGCGAAACTCGCAGAAGAATAATAACGTAAGTAAGTATTCAAGAGAAAAAACTCTCGTTAGTTTTCAACTTCAAATACTCAGTTAGTATTCAAGTCATAAAACTTTTTATTAGTTTTCAAAGTGAAATGCTCAGTTAGTATTCAAGAGATAAAACTCTAATTAGTTTTCAAATTCAAATACTCAGAAGAGGTCGAAAGACCTCTTTTTTATGGAAGTGTTATATTTGTATTTTCTGTTTGTATTAATCTTTGATCTATAAATTCTGATGACTCTTCATATGTCATTATTTGTCTTATATCATTGATAAATTCTTGTAAATATTCTTCCCTTAAGATAAAAATACTTCTTTTTTTATCATTTAAACGTGTTTCGTATTCAAAATTACTTATTCCAATCACTGGATTTAATGTTGCTGTTGGTGTGTTTGGATTTGGTATTGTAAAGTTGCTGTCAACAACTTTTCCTTTTTCTAAGATAGTAACACCATCAGAGTTTTTAACTTCGGTTGTTTCAAAAAATCTTGGTGAATTTAACGCATCACCATATTTTTTAAAAGCATAGTTGTATAAATCTCTATCCTCTAACGGCCATTCATTTCTAACATTTATAATGCCCGCTGTTGTTAAAACCACCCAATCAAACTGAGCGTTACCATATAAATCCTCTGCCACAGTATCAGGTCTTGCACCCATTGGTATTTCATACTTATCAAATACAGTAAAGTTATTCTGTAAATCATCTCTTAATTTAGCACGACGAAATATATTTTTCACCTCTACATAATCGAGAGATGACATCTTATCTGATAAAAAAGATGGATATCTTAAATCTGGTAACTCTCTAAAGTATCCCATTAGTAACCTACTGCCTCTGTTCCTGGTTGTGCATCATAGTCAATATCATATATTGGTTGTATCTCTTTGAATGATAAATCTAGAATCATTGAGACTGGAGTTCCATCATCATAAGTTGCATATACTCCTTCACCAGTGTATGTTGTTTGAACATCCGTTAAGAAACATTGTTTAAATTTATTCAAAAACGGGTGGTTTTTTGTTCCTGTTCGATATCTTAATTTAAACACGTTTGGAGTTTTTAGAAACCAATTACCTGATGCTAGTGTACCACCTTGTGCTTGTGGAGCCATGTTTCTTTTGAAAGCACGTATTATTAATCTAACTTGCTCTGATTCTTTTTGATTACGAGGTGTAAATTTAAATGAAAATCTAAAATTACGAAGTGTCGGACCACCAAATAATAATTCCATATTTGGATTTAAAATTTCACCATTTCCTCTTGCGAGCAATTGGTTAGTGGTTACATTAGCACCAAAAATATTAACAGCTTTTGAAGCAAGAAATTTAGTTATAGCATCAGTTGCTGCAGGAACACTACCTGCACCCTCGATTGTTGTTTGTTTTGCTTTATTCATCACTTCACCAAGTTGACCAACAGCAGCTGCAGGTTTATTAAAATCAACAATAGTTGACATTGCACCCTCTGCAAATTCAACTCCAGCGGCAGCAAGTCCATTTAAAGTTGATGTATCAAATTGAACATTATTTGTGTCTGCTAAATTAGCGGGTATAGGTAATAAAATCGTTCCATCATTAACAAGAGGTTTCGTGGATAATCTGTTAGTTCCCCTTACTCCAGCCCTATTGGTCAATCTACTTCCTGTAACATAACGATTATTTCCACCAGGCACTGATGCATAAGTTGAACCAATTGGAACATATTTTTCAATATCAATCTGTAAATAATCTGTATGCTCTGTCAAAGACTCTAAAGGGTATCGAAGAATACCACCACTTTTTCTTGTTGAATATCTTTGTAATCTTTTGAATCTTGTTTTATCTATTTCTTTTCTTCTTGCCTCTGCAACTTGGGTGGTTGTTTTTTGCTCTGCTGCTGTTAATGGTTTTCCTTGCCTATCTTTTGATATTGCGTTTTCCTCATCTAATAGAAAATTACCCGTATTTGGATTAATAGGTCTACCAGTTGCAGTATCATAAGTTATGCCACCAGACTCATAAGTTCCTAGACTTCCAACATCTGCATTATTTTCATTGCTAGATATAGCTGCAGCGACTTTTTCAGAACCAAAAAGAGTTTGATTTTTAATTCTATTATTACCTACCTTTTTATCAAATTCTTCATCTGCGTCACTACCATAATATACAGCTGATGCAATTGTACCACCTGCTAATAATATTAATGCTGATGTTGTAAAGACTGCCATATATTTTTTTAGTTATTTATACGAAATTTTGCAAATGGTATTGTATTTAGGTCTTGTAACTCTTCATTTGTGACTTGATAGAGTTGACTTGCCACTTCTTGAAAGGTATATTGACGAGATTGACCCCAATGAAAGTTGATTCCTTTGAATCCCCAATCGAATACACTGGTTACAGCAACTAAAGGATTTTGGTCATATCTAATATTAGGTGTTGATGGTTGATATGCAAATACATATATCTTACCAACTTCTGGAATTGATGTTACACTATCACCAAGTGCTCCCATAATATCAATTAATAACTCATCAGCATCTTCACTGCCAATGAGATTGTCTACAAGTGGTGCGATACGACTCATTTGATTCCCAGTTCTTTTTCAGTCATGACTTTAAATTCCCATAATCGGTCTTCACAAAACTCAGTTGCTGCTTTCCACTTTGCTTGATTCTTAGCGTATTCATAAACCTCTCTTAAATAACCCTTTGTTTGTCTTTTTGGTTTTTTAGGTTTCATAGTTTGTTTAAGTGGTTTTACCTCTATTAAATATCTTTTGACACGACCAGTGTTTTCTTCAACCTTTATATAAAAGTCAGGAAAGTATCTGTGAACTTTATTATCTACAGGAGAACGATACGGTAATGCTATCTCCTCACTTCCCCATTCTAGTATTTTATCATTTTTATCACAATAGACCATGAATTTTCTCTCCCAAAGTGATCTATAAATAATATTTGTAGGATCACCTTTATACTTATTAGGATAGGAAGGATAATATTTTCCTTTATATGACATAAATAGAAACAACAATCATACTTATTTAGAGTGGCAGAGACAACAGTACAAGCATATAATCAATCAATCGCTAATCGACTTGTGGGTCCATTAGCACAGACAAATCATTTTTTAGTTACATTTTCAACTCTTACTCCAAGTGTTGAATCATATTTAGCGAGATATACAAAAATAAGAAATGTAAAAGAATTCTTATCTAGAAGAGCTGGTATTCTTTGTAGTGATGCTTCATTACCTACATCTACATTAGCAACTGCAGAGGTGAAGGACAACTTCATGGGTATTCCACAACAGTATGCTCACACAAGATTTTACACCGACATTGATTTTTCTTTTTATATTGATGAGGATTATACCCTTTTAAAAATATTTGAGGGATGGATGGAGTACATATCTAGTGGTTCAAATAGTTTTGCAAGACAAGATGACCAAGCTTATTATAGAAGAATGCAATATCCAGACTCATACAAATGTAATAATATGTTCATCAATAAATTTGAAAAAAATTATAAGAGAACCTTAAGATACAGATTTGTTAACGTATTTCCAAAAGCAATAAATCCTGTGCCTGTTTCATATGGTGCAGCTGATATATTGAAAGTATCTGTATCGTTTAATTTTGACCGCTATATAGTAAACGGTTAGAAAACCCATATAAATAATTTTACTGAATTGATAATTCATTATGCCTTTACCAAAGATTAATACTCCAACTTATGAGTTGGTATTACCCTCAAATAACAAGAAAATTAAATACAGACCTTTTCTTGTCAGAGAAGAAAAAATCCTTATCATGGCACTTGAGTCAGAGGATGCAAAACAAATAAGTGATTCTGTAGTAGATATATTGAATTCATGTATTATATCAAAAAACGTCAAAATTCAATCTCTCGCTACATTTGATATAGAATATTTGTTTTTAAATGTCAGAGCAAAATCTGTTGGAGAAAGTGTTGATGTAAACATTAGATGTCCAGATGATAATGAAACAATGGTTCAAAAAACCATTGATCTTGATCTTATCAAAATAAAAAAGGATAGGAAACATAAAAATATAATTAAATTAGATGACAATCTATCATTAAAATTAAAATATCCTTCTATGGATTCATTCATTGAAAATAATTTTGAAATAGGTGCTACAGCTAATGATATTAAATCTACTTTAACTATGATTACATCATGTATAGACATTATATACAATGAAGAAGAAAGTTGGGATGCATCTGAATCAACTCAAAAAGAATTAGAGGATTTTTTAGAGCAATTGAATACAAAACAATTTGCGATGATTGAAGATTTTTTCACTACGATGCCAAAATTAACACATACTATCAAAGTGAAAAATCCTAAAACAAATGTTGAATCAGATGTTGTATTGGAGGGATTAGCTGCTTTTTTCAGCTAAGTATGGCTCATACGAATCTTGAGTCATACTATAAAATTAATTTTGCCCTGATTCAGCATCATAAATATTCATTAACTGAGATTGAAAACATGATTCCTTGGGAGAGGGAAATCTATTTGTCAATGCTTCAACAGTATATTGAAGAAGAAAACTTAAAGGCACAACAACGTGGAACCTGATACAGTAACTACTCCTAAAATTAATAAAACTACATTTAAACTTGGTAGTGGAAATTTATCGAGTCAGGTCGCTAAAAACACTGAAAAAATAACTATTTTAAGAAGGATAGTTACTAGACAAGATGCAAAAATAAGTGAAGGTATAACTCCAAAAATTGACTCTATGCAAGAGTCGATGATTCAAACAAATGCTATCTTAACTGATGTTGCATCACAGTTAGAAAAGGATTTTAGTTCAAGATTAAAAGAGCAAAGGGAATTACTTGAAAGAGAAAGAAAAGATAGTGATAAACTAAAAAGAGATTTAAAGGAGGAAAGGTTAGAGAGTAAAAAAACATCAAAATTTGCTAAAGGTTTGACAGGAGCCATATCAAAACCATTTCAAAGTATTTTTAGTAAGTTATTTGAACTTGCTACTATTTTGGGCACTGGATTTTTAATTAATAATATTGCTTTTAATGAAGATTTACAGGAAGGGATAAAAAATGTATTCGATTGGACAACTAAGAATTGGAAATTGGTTGCAGCTATTGGTGGAGGTTTACTTGCATTAAAATTATTAGGAACAGTAAAACTACTTCTAGGTCTTGGTAAATTTTTATTAAAAGTTGTTTTCTCAAAGGCATTTATAGCGGCAGCTTTATTTTTTGGTCCTGGTCTTTATAATAGATTAGATCCTTATGTTATGAAAAATTTAACTCTATTAGAACAAATGGGTGGAGTCACAAAAGCAAATAGAGATAAATTAATAGCACAAAAACAAGCAGAGTTAGATGCAGAAACATCAAAAAATATTTTATTACAAAGACCAGGACTTATAGCAGCTCTTAAAAAAGATATTAAATTTTTACAAACTGGAGGTATGGGTTCTCCAGATTTTGATGGAGAATACAGACAAAAAATTGATTTTGAAAAAATAGAGTCTGGAGCAAGTTATGAAGAATCAATATTAAAAAAAGGTAGAGATTTTCATAGAGGTGGTTATAATCCAAGTGGAGTTGGTAGAGTTCATGCTGGAGAATTTGTCCTACAAAAATCTGCGGTTGATAAGATAGGATTAGAAAAATTATATGCAATGAACAGTGGTAATCCAGTCACCTTTACTTTTGATGATTTACCACCTATAGACATGAGAACTAAGAAAACAATAGATCAAAAGAATAATATTTCAGCAACTCAGGTTATTCGTGTGAGTTCGACAAATAATAATAATGCTCTCATGAATGAGGTTCCTATCTTATTTGGATTTGATAATCTTGTATATACTTAAAACATGGAAGAACTAGAAAAAATAAAAATAACATCAACTAATCTACGAAGTATTCTTACTAGAGCAACTAATTCGTTGAGTAAAATAAAAATAAAAAGACAAAAACTAAAAGAGCGTCAAACTTTCCTCAAGATACGGAATCAAAAAAAAGAAAAATTAGAAAAAAATTCTACTTTTAAAAGATCAATAAACAAAATAAGAGGGGTTACTCCTCCGATTATTAAAAATTTTGGTGATGGTATCATATCATTTGCAGGTCTTTTATTGCTTGGATTTATTGTCAATAATATTGAAGGAATAACGGAAAAAATAAAAGAGGGTGTTGATAAAATAAAAGAAACTTTCAAACCTATAACATCAGTTATAGAGCAAATATACAATGGAGCAAATGGATTTGTGAATATGTTTAGAAATGACTCAAAGACAGATGATTTTAAACAAATTGAAGATGAATTTGAGGAAGCACGACCAATAATTGATGAAGTACAAAAAGATTTTGAAACTATTCGTAAACAAACTGAAAAATTGCAGGGTAGAACTTTTGGTGAAATAACCGACTCAGGAACTCTTTCAGATGGTAGAACTTACGATATTATAAATTTATATGATGAAGATAAAGGTATTGTCCCATTTTACAGAATAACAGACGAAAAAGGTAATATTGAAAATATAAGAACTGATAAATTTATAAATGATATGATAGAAAAACATAATAAAGAAAACCCTAGCAAGAAAATAATTGTTCCTAAAAATGAATCAGAATCACGATTTTATAAGGAAAAGAAAAATCAATGGTGGGATATATTTAATGTGATACCAAATGGATATGAATTTGATAATGAAAAATTCAATAATATTGAGGGATTACCAAATACGATAAAAGAATACAAGAATCCTGCAAATGTTAATTCTGAAGTGAAAGTGTTAAGACAAGTAGTTATCACGGATAAGGAGTAAAAATGTCAGCGGCAGGAGCATCAAATTATACTTTATTTCAAGTTACAAAACCAAATCGTGGTGTTGTAGTGAGAACTGAGGGTAAAATTGTAGGATTTGATTACTTTGAAAGTGTTTATTCACCAATGATAACTGCAAATGTTGTCATTGAGGATGTTGGTGGAACAGTTGCAAATCCAAAAACAGGTTTACGAGGAACATTAAAAGATGCATTACCTATTGAAGGTTTTGAAGAAATAGCATTTATCATACTTACCGCATCAGGAGAATTAAATTTTGAAAAAAGTCCTATGATTGTAACTGGTAGTCCAATGAATATTGACTCACCTCAAAAACAAACTACCTTTATTCCAATGGTTTCAGAATTTGCTTTCAAAAACGCTAATAAACCTCTTGATAGAATTTATCCAGAAGCACCAATAAGTGATACTGTTCAAAAAATATTATCAGATCCCTCTATATTAAATGTACCAAAGGGAAAACAATTTATTGAAAAAACAAGTAATAATGATAAAGTAAGTGGTAATCATGAAACTGCTTTAGATGTTATTCTTCAACAGTGTAAAAAATCAATTCCTGAAGATGGAACAGATCCTGGTTATTTCTTCTTTGAAACAAAAAGTGGATTTAAATATAAATCAATAAATGGATTAATAAAAGAGGGTATTGAAAGTTTTTCTAGTGGTTTTTATAGAGACACACATACATATTCTTATTCAAGTGCTTTGGAAGCAAACTTAGATAATACTGCAAATAATTATAAAGTTTTATTACCGCCGATTGTAAGAAGAGACCAAGATCAATTATCTGCATTAAGAAACGGTCAATATAATGTTAGAATATGTACAATGAATACTTTGACTCACGAATATACAGAAAAAGTTGAAAATTTATTATCCTCATCTAATCTTGGTGAAAAACAAAAAAGACCTGTAGATACTAAAAAATTCAGCAAATCATATACATACATTATAAATCCTGGTGCAGATGAGAAAGGAGTGAGTGAAGATGTAATAAACAGTCCAGCAAATTACGAACCTAAAGCAAACATGAGATACGGTTTATTACACTCACAACTTGTTGATATACAAATTCCATGTAATGTAAAACTTGAAGCTGGTGATGTAATCAAACTTGAATTAGAAAATATAACTCAAGACGACAAATTATTGCAAATATATAATGAACATCGAAGTGGATTTTATCTAATATTACACCTTTGCCATCATTTTGATACGAATAATTCATATACGTCATTAACTCTTGCCCGTGACACATACGGTTTATACACAAGTCAAAAATGAGCGAACATACAACGTCAACTCCATTTATTAAAGGTAGCACCCAAGATCAATATGGTCAGATACCATTAAAATCTTGGACAGGTAAAGTCGTGTCTTTTGATTCACAGAAGGATCAACTAGAGTCAGGTTGGGGATGGAGATATAAAGTTCGTATCATGGGTGATAACTCTGATAATGATACAGTTGAAGAGGATGATTTAAGTTATGCGTTTTGTTTACTTCCGACTACGGCTGGTTCTGGTGGTGCTTATAAATTAAGATCAGTTAGAATTAGTCAAGGAGATATGGTATATGGTGTGTATGGTGGTGACGGTCCTCGTTTGATATTAGGTGTATTTCCTAGAACAACTAAAACAAGTTTATCAAGTGGTAAATTCGGAACTTTATCTGGATTTTATGGTTCTTTAAAAGATACAGGTATCATTAGCGGTGAGTTTAATGAGCAAATAGGACCTCAAACACCTGGCTTACCTAACGAAATTAATAAATCAAATCGTGCCATTTCACAAAGGGAAGTTCAATCTATAGGTGTTGATCCAGAGAATCCTGGTCCTGAAACTAATGTTAGTAAAAAATTAACTCCACCCACAACTAATGAAACAAAAGTATATGAGGGAAATATTGATGATAATGGAAGAAGAGAACCACTTGGAAAAAAACAATTTGAATATATCATAAAAAACTTATCTCAAGATAATTTACAAGAAGTTATTGAACAAGCTGAATTGCAAAAATTTGTTGAACCAGACGTTGCAAAGAATATGATAAAATTAATTGCAACAGGAAGAGCAGATGAGATATATGACTTGTACAATATAGGTGCAACTCCTATAACCGAGAATCCTGGCGGTAGCCCGTGACCACATAAATAAATTTAACATATTATAAAAAATGTCATCCACATACGCAGCTGACGTAGCAGTTTCATTACGATGTTCAAACCCTGTAACATCAGAAATCACTAACGCTCTCAACAATTTTATCGGAAAAGTTTCTGGTGGACTTGATGGTGCTATAAGTTTAGCACAGGAAATTGACTCAACTGTAGCAATCATTGCAGATAGTGCGATGGGATTTACTAACCAATTGAGTGAATTACTTCAAGATAAGTTAGTAAGTTTTATCTCTACAGGATTATCTGGTGTTTCAAGTTTTCTCTTCAGTCAAATTTCTAGTCCAATCGCAGCATTAGCTCAAATTAAAGCTTTCAGTGCGTCAGCAGTTTTACCAATTGATAAACTTTTTAATGTTTTTGGATGTCTTAATGTGAATGTCAAAGCTGCTTTGAATTTTTCACTCAAAGATATGCTGACTAACATTGTCAAAAATGGTATATTGAATCCAATACAATGTGCAGTCGAGGACTTTGTTGGTGGAATAATGAATAAAGTTATCAATGTCATGGACTCTATTGTAGGTCCTCTCATAAATCCAATCAATAATTTATTCAGTAAAATAGGTCAAGGATTTGGGTCTGTAAAAAATGTTCTTGCTGGTGGTCTTAATATTTTAAATAAAGTGTCAGGAATATTAAATTGTGTGAATGGTGGTGGTGGAAAATGTCATGTTCAAAACACTTACGAATTAAACAAAGGTTCAAAACCTCAACCGCAACTAGCAGGTGTACAAAATTTCATAACAAAAGCATTTGATAAAGCAACAAACGCTGTAGCAGGTATTGGGACATCAATTGAAAATTTAGAGGGTGAGATTGGTAAATTTAAAATTTTTGGTTCAGAAGTAGAGGATAAAGAACAATTAGAATGTAATTCAGGAAATATATTTAAATGCGGTCTACCTAAAGTTGAAATTTATGGTGGAAATGGGTCAGGTGCTGTTGCTGAAGCCATTATGGGGAACATAGTTGAAAATGTTAATTTGGAAGTAGGAGGTATAGATGAATTAACGGAAGAAGTAAACAAAGTTGGAAGTATCATAGGTGTTGATATTACATATCCAGGTGAGGGATATACTGAAGAACCACTTATAAGATTAGTGGATAATTGTGATCAAGGATATGGTGCATATGCCAGAGCGGTTATAGATAAAGATCCTAATTCACCTACATTTGGTCAATTGACTGATATTATAATGATTTCAGAGGGATTAAATTATCCTGCGGAAGAGACAGTAGAAGTATATGTTGATAAAGTCATAGTTGAAGATGGGGGTATTGGGTATAAAATGGATGATAAGATTCAAGATTTTGAAATTTGTGGACTTGACGAGAATGGTTCTATTACTGAGGTCTGTCCAAGTGAAAAAGCATACTTGACATTGCCAGTATTGAATATTGAAACTGCAACAGGAACAGGTGCAATATTAACACCTATCATGTCTAAAATCCGAAGAGATCAGGCAACTGTTCAGCAAATTGATTGCATATCACCTAAATCTGATTTTGTGGGTTATGTTGATGGAAAACCATATAGTGGTGATTTTCATGTGATGCCTAATGGAAATAAAATGACAGGTAAAATTCACTCTGATAATGATAGAATAATTTATAATACACCAGAGGAAAGTTTAAGGACATTAAGATCATTCACCACATCCAGTACAAAATTAACTGACCCATCTACCAGAACCACAGATACAACTACCACAAGCACTCCAAGTTATTCTGATCCATCTGATGATGCTATGGATTCTGGAGGTGATATGACACCCCCACCATCATCACCACCACCATCATCACCACCATCATCACCACCTAGTGGTGGAGGAGGATATGGAGGATATTGATGGGAAGTGAAAGTAGAGTTATTGATGGTTTTGGTCCAAATCTGGTCATTGAAAGTAATGGTAATGTAGGAGTTGGAGGTCAACTTGCATATCAATTATATTCTGTGACTGATAAAGGTGTTGTATATCAACAAGCACTTCATGGTAGTGGTTTAGCGACTATAAATGCTGAACAAACATTAGAAATACAAACAGGATTGAAGAATAAATCAGGTCGAATAAGTTATTTTGCAATGGCTCATCACGGAGATATGTGCATGACCGCATCTGATGGATGGATAAGAATAAAAGGGCAAAATATAGTGTTGGATGCGAGTAATGAGTTACTTTTACAAGGGAAGAAAGTAACAGTCGGAAATGTAAATAAAACAACTTCACATTTAGAACTTTTTGGTAGTAATATTAACTTATATCCAACATCATCATGTGTTGTTGTTAGAGGATCAAAACCAAAACTTAGAAGAAGTGGTTTATTTTTGAAGGGTAGAACACTTAATGCCTATGCTAGTTCAATTCTCCCTTCAGTCGCAAAAGCAATCGTAGGACAATAAAATGAGTAGACCTGATGATATTATTTTTACTCAAGCTGAGAGTGGTGATTCGGCAGTTGAAAACCTTTTTGTTTACGGGAAACTTAATTATGATTTTAAAAATGATGATGTAATTGTTAATTCACTTAATGTTACTGGTACATCATCATTTGCGAGTGATGTAACTTTTACTGGAGATATAAAATTAGATGAAATTACTTGTCGTAATGCAGACGTAACTGGAGTTGCTACTGTTAGAACAGGTCTTTATGTCGAGGGCAAATTATTTGACGGTGATGGAGATTTCGGAACATCAGGTCAATTATTATCCTCTGATGGCACTGATACTGTATGGATAGATGCTAGTACTACTAGTGTAGCAAACGCAAATAATGTTGGAACAAATTTAAATTCAACAAACGCAGACCAGTTTGTTACCTTCGTGGAAAATAGTAGTGGTAATAATCCAATTCGTGTTGACGCAGGTTTAAAATATAATCCAAGCACAAACAGATTGACAGCTGGTTCATTCGCAGGTGACGGATCTGCACTTTCTGGTATTGAGGCATTTGTTTCTGGGATGATAATATTGTGGTCTGGAGCTGCTGATGCGATTCCAACTGGTTTTGTCCTTTGTGATGGAAACAATAGCACACCTAATTTATCTGGTAGATTTGTTGTTGGTTATGATGCAAGTAATAGTGATTATGATGTAAATGATACTGGTGGTTCAGAAAGTGTGACATTAACACTCAATCAAATTCCTGCTCATACTCATAACATAAATCTCGCAGTCAGAGCTTTTTATCAGGAACCAAGAAATTTTGGTGTAGGAACAGATGGTAGTGCAAATAACTCCGAGGATACTGGAAGCGCAGGTGGTGGACAGTCTCATGAAAATAGACCACCATACTATGCCCTTTGCTACATTATGAAAACTTAGTTGACATGATTAATATACATGCATTATAATATAAATATTGTGATTAAATAAAATAAAAATGGAAAAGGAGAAGACTCCTGTAGAAAGATTGCATGATGATATTCGTCAAGCAATAGAAAAAATTGAAGATGATACGGATGATATAGTGCGTATACATTGTCACGAGAATGATGATGCAGGCTAAATAGTTTACCTGCTTACAATCTGTGTACAAACTAACCACTAAATTTTGCTGGTATGATGACAGTAAAATGATTGTCAAAATGTTTTTCATCAATGGAATACCATTTACTTTTGATGAATTACCTTTTGGACATATATGGGATGAAGAATTATGTCAGGTAGCAGATGAAAACCCTTGTTATGACCCAGAGTATATGTATAAAGCATACGGGTACTTGATGTTAGAAGAATTACATCCATTATATTTTCCAGTAGAACTAGAAAATCCAGAACTTCTCCCTGATGATTTGGAATATCTGTACGAAAAGGAAGAATTTACCTAACTAAATAGATCATAGGAATATTTTGTAAAAAATAAAGCGATGCCTCTTAATAAACTGGAGAATTTTATAAAGAATACTGAAGGTCGTATTCTTTATGTGAATCCAAATGATATAGATTCCACTGATGCGATTACGAATCAGGGTAATTCATTAGCACAACCATTCAAAACAATTCAAAGGGCTTTACTTGAGTCTGCTAGATTTTCATATGTATTGGGAAAAAATAATGATTTAATAGAAAGAACAACAATATTAATATATCCAGGCGAGCATGAAATTGATAATAGACCAGGATTTGGTATAAAGGTTAATCCATCTAATGCAAACAATGCTTTAGCAGTTTCACCATCTGGTGCAGAGTCCGATGCTGCAACGACTCTAACACTAAATCTCACTTCTAATTTTGATATAGATCAAGAAGATAATATACTTTACAAATTTAATAGTATCAACGGAGGTGTAATCGTTCCTCGTGGTACATCTATCGTTGGATTAGACTTAAGAAAAACAAAGATAAAACCAAAATATGTTCCAAACCCAACTGATTTAACAGCACCTTCATCTGCTATATTCAGAGTAACTGGTACTTGTTATTTTTGGCAGTTTTCTATTTTTGATGCAAATGAAAATAAATTAGTATATACTGATCCAGTCGATTTCTCTGCAAATAATCAATCAATCCCAAGTTTTTCTCACCACAAACTAACTTGTTTTGAATACGCAGATGGTGTTAATACAGTTGATAGATTTAATCTAACAGATTTAGAAATTTACTATAGTAAGTTGTCTAACGCATTTAATATCGCTTCAACTAGAGATATTGAAGAAAAGTTCCCTTCAAATCCAGAGGGTTTTGCACCTCAAAGACCTGAGTTTGAAATTGTTGGTGCTTTTGCATCAGATCCAATAGTAATTTCAAATATTTTTTCTGGAAGTGGAAATACAGCAGGTAATGTCGTAACCGTTACAACAGAAACAGCTCATGGTTTTAGTAGTGGAACACCAATTAAAATAAATGGTGTATCAGAACCACCATATAACATATCAACAAAAGTACAAAGTATCCTATCTGAAACAGAATTTACTTATTTGTTACCATCAGTTCCACAGGGACTACGTGCTACTCCCCAAAAAACAACAAATCAAACCATTACAATTGAAACTGATACAGTAACAGGTGCCTCTCCATATATTTTCAACGTATCACTTCGTTCTGTATTTGGTATGAATGGTGTGTTAGCTGACGGTTCAAAAGCAACAGGATTTAAAAGTATAGTTGTTGCACAGTTCACTGGTATTTCACTTCAAAAAGACGACAGAGCGTTTGTTAAATATAACTCATCTTCAAGAAAATTTGAAAGTATAACCATTAATCTAGCAAAAGGTGCTGCTTTACCTAAAGAATCATCTTCACTAGATCCTAACAAAGTATATCATTTAGATTCCAATGCAGTTTATAGAACTGGGTGGAAGACTGCACATATCGCAATGAAAAACGATGCGATTATGCAGATTGTATCAGTGTTTGCGATTGGATTTAATCGTCATTTCTCTGCTGAATCTGGTAGTGACGCATCAGTTACAAACTCTAACTCAAACTTTGGACAGATAGCACTTACATCTGATGGATTTAAAAATGTTGCGTTTAGTAAGGATGATACAGCATTTATCAGTAACATAATTACACCTAAAGCAATCACAGGTGAACCTGTCAATGTTGATTGGCAAGCATTTGATGTTGGTCTTACCACATCAGTCGGTATTTCAAGTCATCTATATCTTTTTGGATTCGATGATGTTGATGATAAACCACCTGTTGTAATTCAAGGTTATCGTGTTGGTGCGAAAGAAACAGACGTAATATCGCTGAATACTGGTGCAATCAAAACTGCATCAATCGTTATGACTGACAGTATCGTGAGTACAGGTTCGTCAGTCGTTACAGGAACTAGTGTAAGTAAAAAAGTATTTAGAGTTGAGTCTGGGCCATCTGAGGTTCAAGATGACGCAGCGGCATCAAATATTTTCACTATCGGAACTCATACAATACAAACAGGTGAAAAAGTTAGAATTCTCAGTGATGATGGTGATTTACCCGAAAATATAGAACCTAATACAGTATATTTTGCCATAAGAGTCTCTGGAACAGAGATAAAATTAGCATCATCAATAACAAACGCACAAAATGATGTTCCAATTACAGTATTTAAAGGAACTAAACTATTCATAGAAAGTCGAGTATCAGATAAATCATCAGGTGATATCGGTTCACCAATCCAATTTGATACAATCAATAAGAATTGGTTTTTACATACACACACCACAAATGATATTTTTACAGAATTTTCTACTCAAGGTGTAAATGGTTTAACTTCAAAGAGTAATGTATCATTCATATCAAGAACTGTTGATCCTCGTTCACTTGATGAAAGATTATATACAGTTCGTGTTGTAGTTCCAAAAGAAGCTGCTAATGCTAAAGACCCTAATGATGGATTTGTAATACAGGAATCAAGCTCAACAGGTGTTCGTGCAAATACAGATTTTTCTGATAGAACGATTACAGCATCCGATGTTTTCTTTAACAGAAATCCAAGATTCATAAGCACTTGCTCTACATCTTCAAACACAGTTACAGTTAGAACCGAATTACCTCATAATTTAAATGTAAATGATAAGATTAATATTTTAAATGTTAAAAGTTCTGCTAACACAACAGGTGTTGGTAATTCCGCATTTAATGGAACATTCAATGTCACTGCAATTACAAATGATAAAGAGTTCCAACACTCTATAACAGACACCGCTGGTAAAACTCATACGACAGGTGATTTTACAAGTGACACGACAACGAGAACAACAGATTTACCAAGATTCCAAAGAAATGATTTGTTATCTAATTTCTACATATATCGAAGTGAGGTAATTAGTGAGTATATAAAGGATGTTCAAGATGGTATCTATCACTTATATGTCTTGAAAGCAGACAATACTGTTGTTGAAGAATTTACTGATCAAAAATATAGTCAAAATGTTACAGATTTATATCCACAACAAGATAAAGATAATGAAAATGATAATCCACCATCCGCAGTTTCATTCGCAAAAAGAAATCCAATCGGTGATGTCGTAACTAATAGTCTAAAAAATAGTATCACCAGAGAGGCAAGTGACAAATTACTACAAGATTTTGGAACAGCACTAAAAATTACCGACTTTGATTCCACAACTGGTGTCACAACTATCACATTTGACAGAGAGCATGGATTAAGTGGTATTGTAACTTATTCTGACTTTACAGGAGGAACTGGATACACTAATGGAACTTATGAGAATGTTAAATTATTTAACGAGGGAACTACCACTTGGGATGGTGCGACAGCAAAAGTCGTTGTTTCTGGTGGTTCAATTACAAATTTTGATGTAATTGATGGTGGTTCAGGTTATGGTGCTGAAAAATTAGAATTTGATCCAACATTTATAGGTTCACCATCCATTGGTGCAGCTGCTACATTTACATCAGTTGGTCTATCACAGAATATTGGTGATGTAATCCAAGTTACGGGTGTAGGCACAATTACAGATGGATTTTATAGAATTGCATCTGTTCCATCTACAAAAACAATTTCAGTTGCTACAACAACTGGAGATCCCTCATTCTTAGCAGGTCAGTTTGCACTTAATCTTGGTCCTGCTGTCGCAATATCGTCTGATGATTTTGAATCTGTAAGTGGTGTATCTACATTCACTTGTAGTTCAGCACACGGATTAGTGATTGGAAGTCCGTTTAGAATTGTTGATAGTTCAAATAATAAACTTGGTGATTTTACAGTTAAAGAAAGAGTAGGGGTAAACACATTTTCTGCTAAAACAGATGCAAACTTAAATGGTGCATTTGTTTTAAGAACAGGTATGAGTGCAGGAGATGCAACCTCTGATGAAGAAAACGAAAATCTTGGCACAAGAGGTTTATCATTCTATAATAGTGAAACTTTAACTCTACAAGCAAACTTAACAAGTGGAAGTGCTGTTCAAGTGGTTGTTCCAAATGCTGGAATTGGAACTGCTATTAGATTCCCTCTAGGTTCTTATATTGAAATAGATGGTGAAATAATGCGAGTTACCAGTTCTGAAATGTCTGGTACATTATTAAATGAAATTAATGTAGTCCGTGGTGCTTTAGGTAGTAGAAAAGCAGATCATGAGGCAGGTTCATTAATTAGAAAAATTAAACCAATACCAATTGAATTTAGACGACCATCAATTATTCGTGCTTCTGGACACACATTTGAATACATCGGTTATGGTCCTGGTAACTACTCAACTGGTTTACCACAGGTACAGACTAAAACATTATCTGAAAGAGAAGAGTTCTTAGTTCAATCACAAGAAAGGTCATGTGGACAGGTTGTTTACACAGGTATGAACAACGAAGGTGACTTCTTCATTGGTAATAAGAGAGTTAGTTCCGCAACTGGTCAAGAGAAAACATTTGATGCTCCAGTTCCAACTGTAACAGGTGAAGACCCATCAAGATTGAGTGTTGTATTTGATGAAGTCGTTATCAAAGAAAGACTTAAGGTAGAAGGTGGAACATCAAGAACTATTTTATCTCAGTTTGATGGTCCTGTCGCATTTAGTCAAGATGTTAGATTTGATGCGATTACATCTTTCTCAAAGACCATTAATCTTACTCAAGGAACTCAAGCAACATCTACATCTACAGGTGATTTGGTTATCGCAGGTGGTGTTGGTATCGCAAAGAGTGTTTATATTGGTGGAGACTTAACAGTTACTGGTAAATTTAATGGTGGTGCTGTTGAGTTTGGTAACATTAAGATTGCACAAACAAACGCCAATACGATTGACACAGTTGCTGGTGATTTAACTTTAGGTGCAGCAGGTGGGGATCTTAATGTCAATGCTGATCTCATAGTAAATGCAAATGCTGAAATTGATGGTAATGTGACACTTGGTAATGCAACAAGTGATGCTACCACAGTATCTGGAACTCTTGCAGTCAACTCAACCACAAACTCAACTAGTAAAACAACTGGTGCACTAACTGTTAGTGGTGGTGTTGGAATCAATAATGATCTTCATGTTGGTGGAGACATCACTGCGTTCTCATCATCAGACCAAAATTTAAAAACTAATGTCGTTGGTATTACATCAGCATTACATAAAGTTGGATTAATTACTGGTTATACCTATACTTGGAATGAAAAAACACATTTTGAAGGAGATGATACTGGTGTGATTGCACAAGAAGTTGAGGCACTTGGATTACCAGGAATCTCAACAACCAGATTTGATGGAACAAAAGCAGTTCGTTATGAAAAATTAGTTCCTGTATTAATACAGGCAATTAAAGAACTAGAGGCAAGAGTTAAAACTCTTGAGTCTTCATAAATAATTAAAAATACTACGAAATGGCGAATATCAAAAAATCATTTAGTTTCCGTAATGGAGTACAAGTTGATGAAGATAATTTTATAGTAAATGCTAACGGTCTGGTTGGTATTGGAACCTCTGTGCCTTCAGATATTCTTGATGTTCGTGGTACTGCAAAAGTTGTTGGATTAGTTACAGCAAGAGATTTATTTATATCTGGTGTTTCTACAATAACAGAAATTCAAGTTGGAACCGCAATCACTATTTCAAGTGGTGTTATAACCGCAACATCTTTTAGAGGTGATGGTTCAACTTTATCCAACCTACCAACATCACAATGGATTGATGTTAATCAACCAGGTTTAGGTTTTACATCAATATACGCAGCGGGCAATGTTGGTATCGCTACCACAGATCCTATACAAAGTTTCCAAGTTGGTGGTTCACCTGATGTGGCAGGTAAATCAGGTGTTGGAATAAACTCAATTGGAAATATAAAAGCAACTGGAATCATAACAGCCACGAGTTTTGTTGGTCCAGTTTCGGGTGATGTATCTGGAAATATTACTGGTATAGTTACAGGTAGTCTGACTGGAAACGTAACGGGAAATGTGGTCGGTAATATTGATGGAGATGTAAATTCTACGGGAATATCAACCTTTGCAACTTTATCAGTCACTGGTTTAGTAAATGTCGGAACTGCTGCAACATTTAATGCTGCTGGATTAGATGTAACAGGTGTAACATCATCCACGAGTTTTGTTGGTGCTTTAACTGGGGATGTTACAGGTAATGTTACAGGTAATCTGACTGGGAATGTCGTAGGAGATATTAATTCTGGTGTCACTACCGCAACGACAGAGTTAAATGTTGGTGTGGGTGGAACTTCATTAACATCATTAAACACAGGTAAACTAGGAATTGGAACTGCAATTCCATCCAAAGATGTTACGATAAAGAAAGAGGCAGACACTTCAGTCGAGATAGTATCTGAAAGTGGTGTTTCAAATATAAGTATTGGTCTTACAGGTGAAACTAAGAATAAAGGTATTATAAGATTTAACAATGACGCCAATACTTTTGATATTGTTAACAATGATACAGGTGATATTAATTTTATACTAGATGCATCAAGTAATAGTGGCACAGGTGATATAAGATTTTTGAAGACAACTTCCGAAAAAATGAGGTTAACTAATGATGGAAAATTGGGTATTGCTGTTACAAATCCATCACATCAACTACATGTGGTCGGTACATCCACTGTCACTGGAAATACATTTATTGGTGGTAATTTATCAATTGGTGGTACATTCACTGGAAGATTAGCACTCGGACAAACACTTGAAGCAAATATATTTACAACCTCTGGGATATCAACATTCGGTCAACTTAATGTTTCAGGTCCTCTTGGGTTTGGTTCTGCCACTCCAGCGGTTGATGTGGATTTTCAACAGGCAACAGCAGTCTTTGGTTCAGTTGGTGTAGGAACAACTAATCCTGTAGGTAAATTAAAAATTGTTGGTGACGCATTTTTCAGTTCAATCGGTGTTAATACATCCACAATACAAACCGACCCCAACTATAGTGTTGGGGGGTTACAAATAGCAGGTGATCAAATACAAATGATCGATAGTCAGATAAGATTTGATTTTGCGAGAACATCACAAATTGGAGTTGGTACTTTTGGAGATACTTTGAGTGGAGTGGTTGATTTAAGTAGAGCAGGTAATAGTTTCTCACCTTGGGTTTTCATCCCACAGATGTCAACTACCATAAGAAATACTAAAACAACAGCAACAGGTCAAAACTCAACTGGTATTGGGACAGGAGCAATAATTTACAACACAACCACAGAAAGAATTGAAATATACTTGCCTGATGGAGATTCATCTGCTAATGTAACTAATTGGGTTGGTATAGCAACAGTTAATTAATTTATGAAGAAAATTGTTATTGTAGGAGCGGGAACAGCTGGATTATCAGCTGCCGCTATGATGAAAAGTTATTGGGGAGATAAGGTTGATATAACACTAATCTATGATAAAAGTCGTGGTAATATCTCTGTAGGAGAAAGCACAACACCTATTTTTAGATTATTATTACATCATCTTGGTGTTTCTACGAAACAACTGATAAAAGATATTGGTGGTAAGGCAACTATTAAACTTGGTATTAATTTTAAAAATTGGATACCAAATACAGAATATTTTCATGGTTTTGCAGAGGTAGAACAAGAAATAGGAACTAACACAAGTGCGATATATTCTATACCAGCAGGGGAATTTAATGGTGGTATGAACTATAGTAAAGCAGTTACTACAATACCTAACAAACCATTTGAAGAGTATGGATATGCGATGCACATTGATACTAAAGTTTTTTGTGAATACATTACAGAGAGATTAAAGAATCGTATTAAGTTTGTAGATGGTGTAGTAAATCGAGTACGAGTTAATCCTGAGTGTAATAAAATTGAACATATAGAGTGTACGAGTGGTATCTATGAAGCAGATTTATTTGTAGATGCATCTGGTTTTAATGCTGTATTGTTTAAACATCTGAATCCTTCATGGCATGATACATCAAATATTCTACCTATAGATCGTGCGATACCACAACAAGTTCCTTATGATTTTAAAGAAACACCCTCATTTACAACTTGTGAAGCAACTAAAAATGGATGGATATGGCAGATTCCGATTGGAGATAGATTTGGTACAGGATATTTGTACTCGTCTAAATTTACAACTGATGAAGAAGCACAAGATCAGTATGATAAATGGCTACGAGAAAAGTTTAATGTAGAATTAGAAACTGACAGAGTGATAAGATATAAACCAGGATATTACGAGGATTATTGGATAGGTAATTGTCTCGCAATCGGATTGTCAAGTGGATTTATTGAACCTCTTGAAGCAACTGGTATTCAAATAATTATACAACAGATACAAGAGTTCATGATTATCAATTCGACTCTTAAAAATTTAGAATATAATCGTAGAATAGTCAACAAAGGTAATCGAACTCTTTATCAAGATATTATAGATTTTGTCGCACTACATTACTGCACAAATCGAACTGATTCTGCATTTTGGAATTACATGACTTATAACAAAATTGATTGGGTACGAGATTTTGAAGAGAAATGTAAAGTTGAATTTTTAGATGGTCGAACTTGCTACAAGGAAAAAACATTCTGGGGACTCGATAGTTTCATACAAGTATGTTATGGTCTTAAAATGTTTGATCGAGAAAGTATAAAGAGTTTTTTACTCTCGAAAATTGATGGTATGGACATATTCAATCAAGCACAGGGTGAACATGAATTTTTAGAAAATGAAAAGAAAAAAATAAAACAAATATCTCATAAGAAAGTTTTAGACCTTATTATGAATAAATAAAAATAAAAAGACATGGGTTATTACATAAAAAAGACAGGTCTATCTGGAAAGACAGTTTACTGGACAGGTGGAGTTCATTGGTCTGATGATAGTTCAAAGAAAAAGACTTATGTAAATAAGTCAACAGCAGACGCAAAACTTGTTAACACCGATGGTAAGAATGGTGGATGGACAGGTGCTACAGTTGTAAGTGAATAATGGCAATACAAATCTCTGCAACTCAATATTTCGGTACTGGTGCTATTAGTTTTAGTGCGATGAGAAATACTTTTCGGTTGAATAATCCAACTGGAACTATATCTGCATCTGAACTTTTAAGAAATACTGACATAACAAATACCGATCCAATATTGCCTGATGCAACAGAGAACAGTGATGTTGCCACTACTACAGATTGGAAAACATCACAGATACGAGATAGTATTAAATTTTATAATGTCACTCAACCAAGTGGAGATACAAATGTAAATCTTGATATTGATGGTCTTTCATGGAATAATAATTTAAATAAGAATATTGTCAAAAAGATGTTCATTCAAGGCACTTGTGGTTCTAATACCACAGGTACAGCAGCTGCCTTGATGGATAGCACAGCACATAATTTAACAATAGATGTGAGTGGAGATATATTTGGTTGTGGTGCATTAGCAACTACTGATGGAGATAACCCTGATGGATTAGATGGTGGGGATGCACTAGATGTTATCACATCTGGTAATAATGTAAGTGTAAATGTTCAATCTACTGCGAGAATTTATGGAGGTGGTGGTGGAGGAGAGCATGGTAATGATGGTGCGACAGGACAAGATGGAACTTGTTTTAATTATATCTTTGGAGAGGTAGCAAGTGGTTGTGGATTTTGTGGAGATTGTAGTAATTTAGGAGCAGGATACGAGAGATATGGAGGTTGTAATACAGGTGGTGGATGTAACTGTTCTGGATGGTGGTTTTGGTATGGTTGTCGTCAAAGAGTGATAAGTACAGCATTATGTCGTAAACAAGACCCAGTTACAGTCACAGGTGGTACAGGAGGTGCAGGTGGCGATGGTGGTCGTGGTCGTGGATTCAATTATCAATCAGGAACTTTATCAGGTGGCACAGGGTTAGGTGGTTCCGCATTTGTAGGATGTGGTGGGTTTACTGGCACAATCACAGTAGGTGGCACAGGTGGTAATGGAGAAAATGGTGGAGCTGGTGGTGATTGGGGTGAAGATGGTGCAAATACTGTTGATTCAGGAGATGGAGGAACAGCGGGTAAGGCAATAGATAGATCGACAAATGTTTCAGTTGGTGGTATAATAAATTCAAATACAGTCAAAGGAAATTTTTAATTTTACATGAAAAAATATCCATCCCTTTTACAACAGGGCAAGAATCTTGCTTTGACTATTGGTAGAATATATGATACAATACGAGATAAGAACTCGCAGTTAATTACTCCGAGAAAAATATATTGGCGACGCATCGAGATTTGTAAGAGTTGTTCGAGTTGTGACCAGAAACTTAAAAGATGTATGGAGTGTGGGTGTTATATCCCTGCCAAAGCAAAAATCGTTGTTGAAGCTTGCCCACTAGGAAAATGGGAAGAAGATGAACTTACTGATTAAAGACAATTTTTTTAGCAATCCTGACGTATTAAGAAGATTTGCGTTGGATTGTGATTATATTGATAGTGAAGAAGTCAAGGTTGATGTAGGTTGGAGAGGTCATAGAACAGATGAGTTTGAAGTTATAGGTAATCCACATTTAATTACAGCAAGTGAGAAGATAAGAAAAGCAGTATGTAAACATTTCAAATTAGAAGGATATTCAATATCATCACACTTTCATCTATCACACAAAGGAACTAAAAAGACTCTACCAGACTTCGAGAATAAGAAATATCATTTTGATCAATGTGATTACGCAGGGGTTGTATATTTAAAACCGAGTCCACCTAGAAACACAGGAACTTCATTATTAAATGGTGCGAGAAATAGTATTCGTAGTGTTAAGAACAGATACAATAGACTAATCGCTTACCCTGCACATCATATTCATGCACCAACAGATTTGTTTGGAGAAGACTTTTATACAGGTAGAATGACACTCACATTCTTTATGCACAAAGATTGGACATGGGATTGAAATATGAAATCTTATACATACTCTGTATGGTTTGTTCGAGAGATTCTATAAATTTTATTAAAAGGGATGTACAAATCCCTTTTTTTGTGTTATAATAAGAGAAAGAAATATATTTCATGCCATCTACCGCACTTAAAGCCTTAACTGCAACAACAGGTAATAGAACTGATTGTTGGAATACACCACCTGAGTTTGTCGGCGACGTTCTTAAATATTTTGGAACACTAGATTTAGATCCCTGTTGTAATGACGAGGATAATCCAAATGTACCTGCGAGAAAAGTATATACGGAAAAAACAAATGGTTTAGCACACGAATGGATTGCTGATAGTGTGTTTATGAATCATCCTTATAGTAATAGTAAAGAGTGGGTTCCGTATGCTGTTTCACAGTATGAGTTAGGACACGCAAAAGAAATGATATTATTAATTAAATTAGATGTCTCAACAAAATGGTGGAGGTCAGTATCACAATATTCATGGATTGCAATTAATAAAAGACTTAAGTTTGGGGATGGAAAAGGTGCAGCTCCATTTCAATCAGCAATAATTTATTTGGGTAAGAACTTAGATAGATTCAATGATGTGTTTGGTAAGTATGGAACTTTATATGTGCCACATAAGAAAGTGACACAGGAAGTAGAGACACCTCTCATAAAACTATTATAATGAATGTATTAACAACGATACTATGCAACTAAGACCACATCAAAACGAAGCACTTGCGAAGATGAGATTACAAAGGAAAGGACAGGTTATTGTTCCTACTGGGGGTGGTAAGACTATGTGTATGATTGAAGATGCCAAGAGAAGATTTGCACAGGATAGTTTACCAAAGACTATTGTTGTAGTTGCACCTCGTATTCTACTTGCTAATCAGTTGTCAGCAGAGTTCTTAGAGTTCATCACAGATGTAGAGGTCATTCACGTTCATAGTGGAGAGACACACCACAAGAGTACAACAAAGACAGATGAGTTAGAATACTGGTATCACAATAGCACAGAGAACTTACTTATATTCACTACATATCATTCACTACACAGAATATCAGACTCACTTGATATTGAAGTTGATACTATCTACTTTGATGAAGCACACAACTCAGTACAGAAAAACTTTTACCCTGCTACTGAACACTTCTCATTCAATGCAGATAGATGCTACTTCTTTACAGCAACACCAAAGCACTCTCGCACACCTGAGAAAGCAGGTATGAACCATACTAAGACCTATGGTAATGTGATATGTCAAATCCCTGCACCAAGACTTGTCAAGCAAGGATATATTCTACCACCAAAGGTTGAAGTCTATCGTTCAAGAATACTCAAGAAAGATGAGTTGGTTGCAGACAGAGACAATGAGCAAATGGTTGAGGCGATTGACAACCTTGACAAAGACAAAGTATTGATATGTGCCAAGTCAACCAGACAGATTGTTGCACTTGTATCACAGACAGATTTTGTGAAGCAACTTGCCATTCGTGGTTACTCTTATATGTACATCACATCAAAGACAGGTGCGGTTATTGATGGAGAGAAGGTTGACAGAGAGACATTCTTTGATACTCTTAATGAGTGGGGTAGAACAGACAAAAAGTTTGTTGTACTTCATCACAGCATACTCTCAGAGGGCATCAATGTCAATGGTCTTGAAGCAGTATTGTTTATGCGTTCGATGGATTACATAGGTATATCACAGACAATCGGTAGAGTTATTCGTAAGGGTAATGCAGACAAAGTATTCGGACTTGTATGTATTCCAGTTTACTCTAACGTGGGTATATCAACTGCAAGAAAGGTCGAAGCAGTTGTTGACACCATATTCAACAAAGGAGAGGCGGCAACGTCAGTTGTAAACACATGAAAACAGACACACTACTCAGAATATACAAAGTGGTAAAAGTAAAAACTAAACCCAAATATCCACCCATACGCAAACACTATAACATACACACATTCGGATGAATTTATTAGTTGTTGGTAGAATAACTGGTTCGGTATTGATTATTTGTGCATATTTTGTTATACTACACATATCAACACTTTATGGTGCTATGATACACGTTGTAGCAGATTTAATTTGTATGCCATTTTATATCAAACATAAACAGTTTGATGTTGTTATTATGTTATGTTTTTTAATGACCATTGCAATTAGTAAAGTAACTATTTTATTAAGATGAAGGACACTATTTTATTTGGAGATTGCAAGGAAACTTTGAGTGCATTTTTGCCACAAAGTGCTAGAACTTGTGTGACATCCCCACCATACTACGGATTGCGTGACTATGGCACAGCAACGTGGATAGGAGGCGACCCTAATTGTAAACATCGAAAGGTAGGTAAGCAAGGTTCTAATTGTATCACAGGTCATAAAAATCACGATGACATGGGAAGTGTGGGGGATTACATATTTAAAAGTGTTTGCCCTCTATGTGGTGCGATTAGACAAGATAGTCAGATAGGACTTGAAGAATCCCCAGAGGAGTATGTTGAATCTTTGGTAAGTGTGTTTCGAGAAGTTAGAAATATACTTACTGATGATGGAACTTTGTGGGTTAACTTAGGGGATAGTTATTATAACTATAGACCTGGCAAAGGTCAATCATATCCTAAACAATCGGTTTCTAAAACAAAACAAGATTTACCTGATGAATGTAACAAACGTGGTAAAAAATTAGATGGATTAAAAGAGAAAGATTTAATCGGAATCCCTTGGCTATTTGCTTTTGCTATGCGTAAAGATGGATGGTATCTGAGACAAGATATTATCTGGCATAAACCAAATCCGATGCCTGAGAGTGTAAAAGATAGGTGTACGAAGTCACACGAGTATATCTTTTTATTCAGTAAAAACAGAAAGTATTTTTATGACAATGAAGCAATTAAAGAACCCGCAAAAGATTGGGGAACAAGAGACCGCACAAAAGGTAAGTACCATAATACTGGTACTGGTTTACAACCTCATAGTGGTCTTACCAAGTCTTATGAACGGAAAAATAAACGATCTGTTTGGTCTGTCACAGTAAAACCCTACAAAGAAGCACATTTTGCTACTTATCCACCTGACTTAATCGAACCTTGCATACTTGCAGGGAGTAAAGAAGGGGATACGATACTTGACCCATTTATGGGTGCAGGAACTACAGCGGCAGTTGCAAAATCACTCAATCGTTATTATATTGGATGTGAACTTAATGAAGACTATGGTAACTTAATTCAGAAAAGAATACAAGATTATCAACCAGTTAAAGAAGTGGCACAAGAACCCACCATAAACATACTGGACATTATATAATAAGAATATAACAAAGGAGAACCACCAATGAAATGTGAAGTACAACTCTATGTTGCAGGTCAGGTATTTACTGAGACAGTACATGCAGTTGACTATCAAGAAGCAAGACAAGTAGCACTTGCTCGTAATCCTAACGCAAGAGTAATTAGTGTCAACAAGAAATTCTAATTATCAGAAATTCTATCCTACCACATTTTCATCCTTACTAGACCCCAAAGTTGGTCAACCTAGTGGATGGGTTTCTAAGGATGGTATGTGGGCAGCAGTTCCGTCAAATGGTAGAAAGTTTGCTATCGTACATAATGGTGTAATTGAACACTTTGCAAAAAACTTTGAATATGCTATGATATACATAAAAAAGGGTATTCAAAAGGAGAAGAAAGATGCACGATCAAAACTCAATCGGGGATGAGTCCGCCTCAGTTAAATATCAAAGGGCATTAGATTTATTCACAGAGTCAGTATTAAAACCTGACCACGATTTGCGTGGGTGTGCATACAATCAAGGATGTTACGAGGACTTGATGGAGATACGAGAACACGTTTTAGAATATCTTAAAACTTTAAAAGAAGTTACCTACCATACGAATCCTGACGAGAGTGATGATATAGAGACATCAAAATTAATAGGAACAAAACCCTTAACTAAATGGCGATAAATGAGTGAAGTTGAATTTCGTAAACATAGAGTATTTCGAGAGACAGAGGATGTTATATTCTATGATATATCAGTTGAAAAATCTAATGCTTCAGACCTCGTAGTTCATACTGGTAGAGCAACATCCCCACCTGATGATTTGGTAGGAGCAAAACAGTTTTATATACACAAATATCAAATAGATCATAACCGAGTTGTATCAGGAGAGAGGACATTTGAACTGGTAAACTTTGATTGGAAGTACCCATATCATATCGTACATTTGAATCGTCAGAGTGGTGCTTTGATGATTCCAACACATACTTATCATCGTTCAGTATCAGGAGATACAGGTTCAA